CTTGAGGCCGCTGGCATTAGTTAATAGAACGTCGTAATACGCCTCATTTGGTAGCGTCGTAGTTTGTTCGTCAGTCAGCGCGATAGCAACAGTCCCAGTGCTGCGATCAGTGTAGGTGACGGTGAAGTCGGCGTATTTGGTGGTGCGACCCTGATTCCAGGTTTGTGCTGCAACGGTCCAGCCGGTCAAATTGATCGCAACATTATTGCTATCTTTGAACTGCAGCGTGATGCTGTAGTCCGCCCGGCGCTGCAGGCTGATGTTGTACGTGCCAGGTGAAATTGCCATGCTCTTATGCTAGCCAATGGCTTAGGTTGCAATCAATCCCAGCGTGCGCAATGCAGCCAGTGCAGATTCAAGCTTAGCTTCAAGTTCTGTGCAGTATTCCAGCAGTTCATCCACGGTTGGCGCTGCAGCATCAGCAATCGTCACCGACCCATCCGGTGTTGGCAACGTGCCTGTTGTTGCCGTGGTGGTGATGTTGGCAATCGCAGCAGGCTGAGCAGCGGCAGTGGCGCCAAAGAAGCCGATGGTTGCACCGTCAATCTCAAGCTGCGTGGTCAGCGTGCCAGCAGTTTGCACCTGGAACCTAAGCCGCCCGATCTCTGCTGCATCCGTTGGATCCGAAATGTCGCCCTCAATGGCGGCGTAGTCAATATCAGCCGGTGTCGCGTTGTCGTTCTTGCCGCGATAGAAGACAGTGCTGATGATGTCATCGGCTACACCAGCGGCATCGTTGCGGTGGTGATACAGCGTAATGTCAGCGCCACTGGCTGCATCAACGGCAGTGCATTCAACCTGTACGCCAGTGCCTGTGATGCCAGTGGTTAGATGTAGCGGATACGCTGGCGCTGCTTCACCGATGCCAACGTACGGACCGTAAAGCCTGATCCTGCTTGCCGTTGTACCAGAGGCAGACGACATCAGATCAAGGATGCCATCCTCTGCTGCGTTGGTTGTGGTCTGAATGCCAGCCGTGATTTGCGCATAGGCATGAACGTTGCCGCCGTCATCCTTGCCGCGAAACTCAATGTTGCCGAGGTTGTCGTTAGCAGCCGGGCTTGCGCTGTTGCGATAGAGCACCAAGTCAGGTGCCGTGTCCAGCCCTGCATCGGTGTTCTCAATGATCACCTGATCAGTGGTGTCAGTGCTGAACAGATGCAACTGTGCTGCAGCCGTACCAGTGCCAAGTTGGAAGCCAGCCGTGGTGAACTTGGCTAGATACGCCGAGTTGGCGCTGATACCGATCTCATTGGTGGCAGTCCGGTAAAAGCCGGTGATGCCGTTATCACTCAACCAACCGATTGACGGTGCACCCTGTGTGCCATCAGGCAAGGCGCGAAACATGGCGCCAAACGTGATGCTTTTGTTCTTATCGACGTTCGCCGCTTCAGATACGTCAACAATGGGCAGCAGATCACCCGTTGCCGGTGCAGTTAGGCTGCTGAGATCTGTAATCTTGCGGTCAGCCATCAGTTTGCCTCCAGTGCAGCAACACGAGTCTTAAGCAACTCGATTTCACCAATAGCTTCCTGCAGCGCAGCCGTCAACAGTGGCACCAGCTTGGACTGGTCGATGCCTTGGTAAACGGGATTGCCTTCGTCGTCTACTTCATTTTTTTCGCCGGTGACACACTCAGGAACAACGGCTTGAGCTTCGTGAGCAATAAAACCGTCAACAGTGGTATCTGGATCTGCAATGAAGTTGAAGCGGCTAGGCTTCAGTTGCTGCAAACGAGTGATGCCGTCAGTAACTGCGACAACGTTTTCCTTAAGGCGGTAATCGGAGGAAGTGTTGTAAGCGGTGGCTGAACCGGATGTAGAAATGGTCCCTACAAGCCCATTTGGATTATAAAAGGCAATCATACTGTTAGCAGTGGTAACAGAGGAAGCCGTTTTAAGAACTTGCCTGTCATTAGCTGCATCTTCAAATGCTGCGCCATAAATACTTGTGCCATTCGGTATTCCTGTAGTACCAAACAGGACATCACCGTTAATGCTGACTGAATCATTGCCTGCATCTACAACAAACAGATTTGCCTCTGTATCCCCTTCAATCCGAAAATCAATATCATTGCCGCCATCATTGAACACCACCTCGCTGGTGCCAAATTCAACCCGCTCAATGCCGTTCGTGGCGATACCAAGCTGATTAGCGCCAGGGCGGAAGAAACCTGTATCAAGGTCTGACGCAAACGACAGCCCCGGCGCTGCAGCCGTGCCATCCTCCATCAGCAGCGTGCCATCAAGCTCACGGACCGTTACCCACCCATCATTTGCTGCATTGCGCTGCTTGAGCCGACCGCTCGTCGTATCCACCCACCACATATAGGCGTAAGTGGTGGCAGGCTCAGTGCTGCTGCTGTTGTTGCTGACGATGGCAGCCAGCGCATTGTTCAGGTCAGCCCTGACTGCAGCGCCAGAAGCGTTAGCAATGACGTAATCGTGGGTGGCCATGCTTAGGATTCTTCAGTGCCGTAGCCAACCGCTTGATATTGGAAGTTCCGATCAACGGCAGTGTTGCTGCTGTTATAGAAGGTGATCGTGAACCCAGATCGAGTGGCTGATGTAACCACATAGTAGTCCCCAGTCGCAAGGTTGGAAGCGGTAATGCCTACGCCTGGTGTTTGGTAGAACGCACGATCAAAGGTCACGATCTTGGATGCAGCACCTGATGCGATGGTGGCGCTGCTCTCGGTGCGCGACTCAAGCTGCATCGTGTAGCCCACCTCATCAACGATGGGGGTCTGATCGACGTGCAGTGCGCTTAGCTCCACCTTGAACTGGAACTGGCGTCCGGTGTAACGCCCGGATTCCATCGGTGTCCACTCGCCAAAATCAATGTCCGATTCAAGCTGGAATTTGTCGCCAGTCTCCAGCAGCAGGAAATTTCCATCCTCTAGCAACAGCTCCTCATCGGTGGTGGCTTGATTGCTCGTTCGGAAGTACAGGTCGGCGCTGGTGTCGTCCGCGATGGTGCCATCAAAGTCGGTCCAGCGGTCGATCAGCTCAGCGCGTTCGTCGATTGCTTCCTGCGGATACAGGCCACGGGTTGTAAGCGTCCGTTCAAAGACGACGCTGAACACACCGCCCAGATCAAGCACATTGTTGAAGTAATACCGCCCAGCAGCTAGGCGGGTGCCAATGAAGTCGAACGACGACAGCGCATCCAGATCGAGGATGTCATCAAACGACGCATCGCCATCGAGCACCAAGCCGTCGTATTCCGCGCTATAGAAACACCCATCAACCTGCCCCTGATACGGCGGCACATCTTGATCCTCGCGCCGCACTTGAATGTTGAGCCGAGGGATCGGGTTCGGTAGATCAATAACAGCACTGCGTGCGTTGACGCTGCGTTGCCCTTTCTCATCCTCAAACTTGACAAGATATTCACCCTCGATCAATGGAAGGATGGCGTAATTAGTGCGGGCTTCAACTTGCCGCAGCAGCGTGCTGTTTGGCCATTCGCCCGTGCCATCCGTTTGTGCAGCGTGGCGGATGATGGCGATGAACTTATCCCTATTCAGAGGTGTGGGCGGGATAGTCCAACGCAGGATCGCCTGATCGTTGCCAGTGGCTTGAATCGTCACCTCATCAGGATCCGGCGGCAGAATTACATTGTTGGGGTTTCCAGGCTGAATCTCAGGCACCGGCACCGTGAAGTTTGACCTGACCCAAGCAGATTTACGGTTGACAGGTGGCGCACCAACAGAGCGAACCTCAAACGTCAGACGCGTTCCAGCAGGGATGTTGTCAATTTCAAAGTTGACGTTTGTCGTCTCTGCCCTGATGTAGTTACCACCCGCGATCTTGTATCTGATCTCATAGCCAAAGGTGACGCCATTTAAGCCACGCGACCATGATGCGATCACGCGGTTGACGGTGTTCTGATTAACGCGCACCTCACGCGATTGAAGCCGCAGACCTATGGGCCGCGCTGGTGCGTTATTAAATAGCGTTACGTCATCAAACTCCAGCGGATCACCGAAATCAGCAGCGTCATAAATGCTGTCGTTGTGCTGAACGCCAGTAATCGTGAACTGGCCGTCGCCATTGTCAGAAACTGACAGGCAGCGGAACTTCTGCTGCTCCACGCTGCTGGTGCTGATGGACCATACCGACTGCGCAAGAGGTGCAGAGCTGAACGCTGAGACGTTGATTGTGGCGCCAGAAACGCTAGAGATCGAGCGGGTTTCAACGTTGCCGTTTGCCAGCGTGCATGTCAGTTGCGGGCTGCCGCCTGGTGGCAGAACAATCGTTTGATCGGTGACGATGGCTGTAGTAGTGGCGCTGCTGACGCGACCCGCGAGCCTGGCGCCCTGACGCATCAGATCCGCAACAGCAAAGATTTGCCCCGGCAACACCACAGCACCCTGCAGACCTGTGGTGAAGGTGACCACCTCGCCGTCGATCTCTTCTGATGCGAGCATCCACCGGCCAAGGCGCTGCGCTTGATATTTGGAGGTGGCACCAAAGGCAACGACTTCTTTGACCTGATAGCCGTATTTGGTAATCAGCGCAGCGTCTTCAACAACGACATAGTTCGACTTGTAAAAGTTCTGCGGATCGTTGTAGCGGACGCGGATGCTGGTGCTGCGTGTCTTCAGCGATGTACCGGAATAATTGAAAGCGCCATTGATGACGTTGCTGTTGTTGTAGAGGTGAACGGGTGACAGGTCAGTGCCATTCAGGTTGCCGTGATCTGCTGTTGCTTGGATCGTATTCGCCTGCCAGTACAGCATCCCGCGAAACACGCTCGCCAGATCCTGTAAGACGTTGAACGCTTCAGCCTGACTGCCGATTACAACGTTGCAGGCAAAGCGAGGCTCTACCGTGCCATCAGGCGTCGTCAGCAGTTGGTTGGCATATTGCGCCAGCGGGTACAGATCCACCCAGCTCACATTCGCTGCCGTGACAAAATCACCAGCGCCATACCGCGGGTTGGTGAGCATGTCGTACCAACAGCACACTGGGCATGTCGTCCAAGCAGACCGCAACGCACCAGTAAATGCACCATTGAATGCAAGGCTCCCATCACGACGAACTGATGCGTTCGCGGGAATCCGAACAACACGCCCACGTATTTTGTAAGCGCGAGTGGGCAAGCTTGCGAATTGCCGCGTAGATAGCGACAGGCCAGCAACGGCTGAATACGGATACGCCGTCCTCAGTGATTGCACCTCAATCAGCGAAGTCCAGAAAATGCGGTTGCCGCGACCATTAGCAAGCGGTGTGTTTTTTGCAATTTCCGTGAAGTTGCGAAATTTGACCTCAAAATGGTCTTCACCCAGATTGATTTTGCGAACGCGAATGTTCCACGGTCCCGTGCCAAACAGATTGATGCGTGGTGTTTTGAACTGATAATCACTCAGCGCAATGCCAGTAATCGTGCGGTCATATTTTGTGACGTAACTTGTGCCACGCGCTTGCACGTCAACGACCACGCGGATTGTGCCATTAAATGGCTGACCCTTGGCGAGTCCCTCCTGTGCAGTCGAGAACAGACTCGGAATTGAAAACAGCAACTCAAATGACTCAATATCAGTGTCAGTGATTTGCCGGATCAGTTGACCGCTGCCGTAATCACGAGCAACGACTTCATTGTTGGCATTTAGTGTTTCGCTGTAGTTCTCGCCAATCTCAACACCAACATCAGTGACTGTTGATGTGCCATTACGACCTTGCGCTACTTGGTTTTGCGTGCGGCCACCAGGGCGGAAATCGTAGGTAACGTCTGCACTGCTGAAATTACGTCTGCCATCTGTTTCGATCGGTGTCTCATCTAGGTAAATGCCATTTTCAGCGCCAACAAGACCGGCAATCGGACCCTCGCACAGCAGGTCGACAATACGGATGACGGAAGTGGAGTTAAGTGCCATGTCAGTACAGTGCGAACCCGAATGCGTGGACGGTCAGGTTGCACGATGAATGCGCCCTGAAATCGATGATCTCGACGTGAAAGTTCAGATTGCCATCATCGGGAACAGGTGTGTAGCTCATCCGATGCACCCAACGATAGATTTGCCCCGGCACCAGTAAGCCTTGAATCGTCGCCTGTGATGTGCCTGTTGTCGGGTCTGGTCCACTGACGGAGGAGATCAGCTCAATCTCGTAGCTGATGTAGCCGTCAACTTTGGTAGAGCCAACGCCACTCACATAATCAAATAGACCATTGCTTATCTCAAAGATAATGTCTACGCGGTCTTTAAAGTCTTGATTGGTACTAACACTCCCAACACCACGCCGGAAACCATTGCGCAATGTCAATGGCGTATTGACGACCTTGCGTGTGCTGCTATTGGTTGTGTAAAACCTGTTTGTGCTTGCTACCTGTACGCCAGAAGCGGAACTCAGGACGCCGCTGATCTTTTCACCGCCAACAATAATCGTGTCCGGTCCCGGCTCTTTGATCGCAGTTTGGAGCGGATCAGACTCATCAGTCACATCCACATTGGCCGATAGCAGGTGGCTGCCGATCAAGACTTCACCGTAAGCGACAGGGATCGTGGCGCCAACACCAACCGTATTTGCAGCACCTGTGTAGGCGTAAGACTGTCTGCCATCAGAGCCGCGCACAATCGACTGCGGACCATCGGTGGATGTGGCAGTGGGACCACTGAATCGCCCAGCACTCAAATTCGGTTGTTGCGGTTGCGGTGACAGCATCTGCGTGACGCCGCCCAAAATCAGGCTTGTACCAATCGCACCGATTGCAGTTGATGCCGCAGCACCCAGCGTGAATGTACCTGCGGTAAGACCAGCACCTAAGCCAAGGAAACCAGCGCCTGCGCCTGCAGTCAGGATTGCAAATGCGACTAGACCAACACCGGCCAAGATCTTTCCAAATCCACCACCACTACCGACCACCACAGGCGTCAAGACAAGATCATTACTGCCCAATGGCAGCTTCAAATCCTCATACCCCAGATCCGCATCAGCCTGAATCAGCCGGTAGCCAATCCCATGCTCATGCGCATGTACCAGTTCTTCTTGCAGTTCAGGGATATTGATGCACAGCAGTTTGATCGCATCTGCTGGCGTGCGCAAATTCGTGTAGGTGTGCTCGGCGCCGTATCGCTCGCCCAGATCACCCAGCAGTCGGACGACCTGCTGCATAACGAAACACTGCCGCAACCCTGTCGATATGGTACTGCCTCAAACTCTCGACAGCACTGAGCGAATCTTGGCGCTGATGCAGGATCTGGTCATAATCGACCAGCACAGCGGCGTGCATCGGGTGCTGCGTGCCAAGCCGCATGATCAGCACATCACCGGGGCGGCGTTCAGCAAAAGGCACCTGCTTAAAGCCCAACAGCACCGCCTCGCGCAGGTAGATACTTGGCGTTGTCTCCAGCTCATCTGGCCTAGGAAAATCAGGTAGCTCGATGCCCCGCAGCTTGAAATACTGCCGCACCAGTGTGTAGCAGTCTTGCTTGCCGTAATCCCACGGCAGCCCGATCAAGGAGTGATAGTCAACCATTGATCATCAGGCATTGACCAGATGTGCCACGGCAGCCTGGTGTAAGCGCACGAGCGTAGGTCTGCCTTGCTGGCGCCGCCGCCCATTGGATGCGAATGCACAATGGCTTCAATCTTGCCAGCCATGGATGCTGCAACGTAATCGCGTGGATCCAATGCAAAGTCAATCGTTGGATCGTCTGCAATGTTCCTGCAGCGCCAGTAGTGGCCATTGACGATCAAGCCGCACGCCTCTTGCGGTGCCTGCTGCAGCGCGTGCTGCTCAAACTCACACCTGAAGTCGGGCACCAGGGAAGCCTCCAAATGGCAGGTTGCCGCTTGTGAAACGCTTTGCGCAACTGCTGTACCGCTTGCTGCATTGATCGTTCGCAGCGTTAGTTGCCTTGTCGTTCAGGTCAAAGTAACGCTTGCCCGTGTAGCCACATTCAGAGCCACGATACTGCCAAGGGCAATGCTCCAAAACCTGCCGACGTGGCAGCGCGAGGTTAGTCAAGTCCAGCTTGCTGGTCAGCTCAAACTCAACCAGCTCTGGGTTCTCATTAGCAACACGGTCGATATACCAGATCTCGTCTTCAAACTTGGCAGTTGGATCTGCAGTCGGATTGGTGCCGCCCGTGAAGTTGACACGATCAAGAAACTTCTTGCAGGTGCGGATTCGCGTAACTTTGGCCTGCAGTGGGTTGTAAAGCACCAGCAGCGCCGAGATGCCGCTATTGGCATTAGCCACGCGCATGGTCGGGCGCGGGATAGCACCTTTGGCGGTCAGCTCAAACCCTTCGACTTGGATTGGATAAGCCGCATAGGTGATCTGGTTGAAAACCACATCTGCAGTCAGCTCATTGGTGCCAGCGTGGTAGTAGAACGTCGTATCAATGCCGTTAACTGCAGCAGTTAGCTGAAGCTGAAACAGCTCGATAATCGCTGATGGCTCAAGTAGCTGGATCTGCTCCTGTATGGATTGTGGGACCGTCATGGTTCAAACCTCCTCTGGAATGTAGCGGAAATGGTATTGTTATTGTGATTGTCAAAAGTTGTAGTCCATTCATTGCAAATAAATTTGTTGACTACACTTGTTATCGGATTAGTCCACGAAAAAACTGACTGACCGCGCATCTGCCTGAGAAACCCTCTAATTTCGTCGCGCTCTGTATTTGTCCTGTTTTTGAATTCCAAGGACCATTGCTCATTTTGCTGGTTGATGCCGAATGCAATCCTTTGCGAATAGCCGTCGCCAAACACCGCTTGCTTTGTATTGCTTTTTCTCTCAAAGTCAGCAACAAAATCCGGGATCCAAGTGAAGGTTGTCGCTGATGGCGATGGTGTAACTACGTTTGTTTGATCGGGAAGATACGTTAATTCAAATTTGGCAGATACAGTGCGAAGGTTGCAGGAATCTAAACTTGCGCGCCAGTCAAGAGCGACAAATTGACCTGTCTCGCCAAAAGGCGTTGTCCATTCAAACGCTTCGATGCCATTGCGAGCAGAGAAGAAATTTAATATCGCCTCGGCGTCAGCCGTAGATCTAACACTAAAACTCAAGTCCCAATTATCACGGAAAGGGTTAATTCCGCGAATGTTGCGCTGCTCGTAGTTAGCAAGCAACGCCACGTCAACCCTGGGCGCCGAAGTCTCGGTTGCAGGGCGATCGGGGACGTAGGTAAATGTTGCCATGATTAAGCAAGTAAGCCGCCAGGGCGCTTTTGTTTGATTAGCTCAGCCTGCACTGCTGCTGCGATAGCACCACCAAGCTGTCTTGCATTGCCGTTATCGCCTTGCACACGGCTGCCGCTTGCATCGACATTCACCACCACTGAAGTCCCGCCACCGCCCGCAACACCCAGCTTGCCATCCCGCCCACGCTTCAGCGGAATAATCGCTTCAGGGCCAGCCTCACCCATCAAGCCGAACCGTCCGCTACCACCATCGGCATACTTGAACAGCGTCGGCTTGTTGACGATGCCGCCCATTGCGAAGGGTTGGATGCCGTTTTTGGCGAATGCCATGCCGTTGGCGGCAACAGCAGCGACTGGGATAGTGCCACCAGGCGTGGGGAAGAGCTTACCGATAGCTGAGATTG